CATGGTCAAGTTTCAATGGGAATTGAGCCAATTAAATCTAATTATTTTGTAAAAGATTTAGCTAAATCTAAAACAATCTATAAGAATCCTTTCTTAATTCAAGAATTAGAAAAGTATGGCTTAAATACAACAGACGTTTGGGAAGGAATCTTAAAGAAAGATGGTTCAGTTCAACACTTAGATTTTCCAACTAAAGCAGTTTTTAAATCATTTATTGAAATTACACCAAGAGAGTTGATCACACAAGCTGCTCAAAGACAACAGTTCATCGATCAATCACAATCTTTAAATTTAATGATTCATCCAAGTGTACCAGCTAAAGATATTAATCAATTGTATCTAGCAGCACACGAAGAAGGCGTTAAAACGTTATATTATCAATTTAGTCAAAGTTCAGCACAATCATTCGCAAGAGATATTCTTGAATGTGCAAGCTGCGAGGCATAAAAGATCCGGTGGCTTGAAACACAGCCACATTTTAGGACCGTTTTAGTTAACGGGTTGGGCAGGAAACATGTTCGCTACTATTCCTGCCCTTTTTATGTTTTTAAAAAGATATATAATAAAATAATCTTAAATATATTTTTTTATTTCATATAAATTAATTATATTTGTATATCAAAAAAACAAAAACAAAAACAAAATTATGAAACACATTAAATTATTTGAACAGTTTACAAAAAGCTTGAATGAAGGTATCTCTTCATCAGATAAAAAGAAATTAGAAGCATTTGCCGCTCAAGTATCTGAGGAGATTATCGACGCAAATGACCATAACAGAAAATTTGACGAGGACGAGTACTCAGAAGATGCGATGTACAGCTACTTCTTAGACATGATCGACGAATATGATTCAGTAGACGATTTCATAAATGAATACGACTGGAGAAGCTTTACGATGGAATTAGGATTATAATATTATAATAAAAATAACAAAAATTGTGAAACACATTAAACTATTTGAACAATTTATTGATGAATCCAATGACATGGGTCTTCTATCCGCAGTAGGAAATGGAAGAGACATTGGAAGATATCGTGGAGCTACAGGTGCTTCTGCTGAATGGGATAACCAAACTGTTATTTCAAATGCATCAGAGTATTCTACTGAAATTCTAACAAATGCTGCATCTGCATTAAGAGATCTTGGTATTCAAGTAAAGGAAAAACCAATACAAGATGGTATATTAACAACTAAATTCGGAGGCACAACATGGACGTATCAATTTAAAGGTGGCAAATGGATCGCTACAGTTGCAGGTTCTAATAGTACTACAGAAGCTCCAAAAGACATTTATGAATTTATTAGATTTATGGTCGCTCGAAAGTATATAAAATTTAAAGATAAATTAGTGGGAAGTAAATAAAGAACCACTCCTCAGGATAGAATCGGAGGACCGACTCTTATGATTTTCAACCTGTCAGTAATGACAGGTTTTTTTATGAAACAAAATGACTAATTCAATTATAATGCTTAAATAATTTAATTTAAACACAAAAAACATGAAAGTAGTTATTAACAAAGTAGATCAGAACAACTTTGTAGCATTCATTAATCGTTTGAGAGTTATTGATTCTTTTGTCTATTTCAAAATTAAAGACGAACAAATCATCTCTTCAGCTTACTTGCCACAACGTGACGCTGTAAAACACCACACACTTCCAATTTCAGAAGTATTTCAAATTGATGCGAGTCAATTAACATCAGACAAAGACCTTAAAGTGGCTTTCTTTGACGCTGGTAAAATTATCGAAGCATTCAAACAATTTGAATACGATTCTATTCAAGCAGAAATTGAATTCGTAGAAAACGATGAAGACTGTGTAGCTTCTACATTTAAAATCTTTAATGACGAGTTAGAAATCGTTTTAGCTTGTTCAGAACCATCTTTAGGTTACAAAGACTTAACGGAGTCTCAATTACAAAACATCTTCATGACTGAAGGCGCTGAAGTTAACTTTGATTTATCATTCACTGATACGTCTAAGATTAAATCTCTTTTCAACTTAGATAAAGACGAGACTTTTGCAATTTCAACTTCTAAAGAAGGTGTTCGTATTAAAGGTAAATCTTACAACAAATTAATCAATTCAACTAGCGTTTCTAAGGCTAATGTGACTGTTTACAAAAAGTATTTGAACTTGTTTGACAAAGAAGATTATTCTACTTATGTCTTTAATAATAGAGTAGTTTTACGCTCTAAAGATTCAAACACTCTTTTAACAATCGCAACTTGCCAAAGCACTGATTAATGACTATTGAACAACTACTTAATAAACCAGAAGACCAACTAACTTTGGTTGAGCTTAAATCCTTAGCAGACTTTTATTCAAACGAGTCTGCTAAGTTTACAGCTTATGAACAAGCAGTTAAGTTAACACTTAACTCGATCTACGGAGCCTTTGGTAATAAGTGGTTTCACTTCTTTAATATTGACATTGCTGAATCTATTACTTTACAAGGTCAAAATGCAATCTTATATTCCGAAAAGATACTTAATAAGTACTTTCAAGAATTCTTTGTCAAAGATACTAAAATTCATGAAGAATTAAATATCAAAGTCAAAAGAGCTTGTGTTAAACCAGCTGTAATTTATATCGATACCGATTCTAATTACGTCCAATTTCAAGAGATGTACGAATCTATCGAGTGGTTAGGTGAAAAACTAGACATTGTAACGTTTATTCTTAAACTTTACAATTTACGTATCAAAGATTATATCGTTAAGTCGCTAGACAAATACGCTGAAAACAGAAACACTGATTCATTTTTAGAATTTGAATTGGAATCTATTGCATACTCAGGTATTTGGATGGCTAAAAAGAAATACTTGCAGAATTTAGCATGGGACGATAAACTTGGCGTAAACGAAAGACATGCAATGTTAAAGAAGATCAAAACCATTGGTTATGATACTATTCAATCTTCAACACCAATGTTTGCTCGTAAGAAACTATCAGAAGCTTTACAGATTCTTTTTGAAAAGAAGCCAACCCCAGAAACTTTAACAACTATTGTTTCGTTTCTTAAAAAGGCTAAGAAAGAATTTAAGTTAGCACCGATAGATGAAATCTCTTTTAACAAGAGAACAAACAATTTAGAGAAGTATATTGTAGATGATCACGTTGAGTTTCAATATGGACTAAAATGTCCACCCAATGTTAAAGCTGCTGGATTTTATAATTACTTAATGAATAACAATCCTAAGTATAAAAACAAATACAGAATGATTGGTAATGGTGAAAAGCTAAGATTATTCCATTGTGAACACAAAACATGTGAGATCTTTGCATATTTACCAGGCGATCATCCTTATGAATTTGCACCAGCTGTAGATTATGAAACTCAATTTGAAAAATCAGTAATTGATCCATTGAATAGAGTTTTAGGCTGTATTGGTCTTCAGACATTAAACAGAAACTTAATTTATTCAACTTCATTATTTTAATATGGATCTTTTAAAAAACTACTCTGAAGAGCAGATCGATTTTGTTGAAAAATACACAGAATTGTATCATAGAATTGAAACTCTACAAACTAGAATGTCATTAGTTGAAACAGATTTGAATAATGCACTAGAAGAACTAGAACAATTACGAGAATTAGAAAAAAAACAAATACAAAATGGCTAAAAGCAACAAAACATTCACGTTCGATGATTTGAACAATGAATTAGCAAATTTAAACCCAATGGGTTCTGTAATGGAAATGTCAGATTTCAGTGAGATTACAGAATACTTAGATACTGGAAACTATCACCTAAACGCGTGTGTTTCTGGATCTCTTTTTAAAGGATGGCCAAACAACAGAGCATGTTCAGTGGCTGGACCATCGGGAACAGGTAAAACTTTCTTAATGTTAAATACAGTAAGAGAAGCTATCGAAAAAGGTTACAGCGTCATTTATTATGACTCAGAAGCAGCTATCGATAAAGAACTTATGAAAAAGTTTGGCATTGATATTTCCAAAGTAAACTATCAACCAGTTAATACTGTACAAGAATTTAGAACTTCTGTAACTACAATTACTAAGAAGATGCAAGAAGCTAAAAGAAACGGCGCAGAATTACCTAAGGTGATGATATTACTGGATTCTGCAGGTAACTTAGCTACACAAAAAGAGATCGATGATGCAGCATCAGGCTCTGATAAAGCAGATATGACTCGTTCTAAAGTTTTAAAATCAATCTTTAGAATTATCATGACTCCTTTAGCTGACTTAAAGATTCCTTTCTTATTTACAAACCACACTTACTTGTCACAAGACTTTATGCCAACACATACTGTTGGTGGTGGAACTGGACCAGAATATGCAGCTTCTATTGTTTTAATTTTAACAAAAGCTCAATTAAAAGATGGAGCAGAAAGAGTTGGTATTATTGTAACTGCAAAACCAGCTAAAAATAGATTTGCAAAACCACATCCTGTTAAATTCCATTTGGATTTCAGTAAAGGTATGAACAGATACGTTGGTTTAGAGCAATATGCAACTTGGGATATTTGTGGAATTACAAGAGGAACAATCGATCCTAAAACCAAAGAAAAGATTCCAAAAGACAGTGCTAGAACATGGATTGCAAAACACTTAGATACTACAGTTTCTAATGCAGAATTCTTTAGTGAAAAAATGTTTACTGAAGATGTTTTAAAGCAAATCGATGCACACATCCAACCTATTTTTAATTACAATTCAGATACTACTGGATTTACAATTGACGATATTATAGACGAAGATTAATATGAGTACAGAATTACAAGAACTAGTTGAAGATAAATTACCAATTAAATACATCTTGGGCATTGAGAATGAATTCGAAACATACCCAGATGCATTTGATATAGTTTATCAATATCTTTTAAAGGTTAAAAAGAATCCTGAAAGATACAAAGGTACATTTACCAAATATGCTCTTGTGACTTATGAATTCCCAACTGCGCCTGTAGAAAATATAGACAATGCTTTGAAAAGAGGATTAGAACTTGGTCTATTAGAATGCACTAATGAAACAGAAGACAAAGAAGCTTATAGAATAATTTTAAACCCATTTTCATAATGAAGTTCGGACAAGATTTCGAGAAAGTATTTTTTAAGCTTTCATTACAAAAACCTAAATATTTAGAAGCCATTAAAAAAGGCTTTTATACAAGTGAAGAAATAGATGCAATGCACTATTTAGCTACTAAGTTTTATGAGAAGTTTCACGAGGCTCCATCAAAAGAGCAAATGAAATTACTAATTCAACGAGGTAAAAAAGAAGTTGATGAAGATTTAATAGACATTATTTACTCTTCAGATCTTACACAATATGATGAAGAGTGGATGAATTCTACTGCTGAATCATGGATCAAGTGGAGAAACTTCGATACGACATTGATTGACACCATCGAATACATCAAAACAACACAGGTTAATCCTGATAATGTTGATGATATTATCTCAAAGGTTAAAGGTTTAATCAATGATAGAAATTCACTTACCTTTAATTCAGATTTAGGTTTAGATTTCTTTAATCCAACAGATCACTTTCAAGAAGGTGTTACAAAATTCTCAACAGGTTATAATTTCTTAGATAGAGCTTTAGGCGGTGGTTATGACAAAGACGGTACTTTAGTTGTTTACGTAGGTGAGCAAAATATCGGTAAGTCAATCTATTTAGCTAATGACGCTTCTAACTTTGTAAAAATGGGTGTTAACACTGCAGTAATTACAGCAGAGATGTCAGCTCATAAATTTATGAAGCGTATTGGATCTAATGTTCTTTCTATACCAATGACTGAATATGATGACAAAGCTAAAAACGTAGATTATCTTAGAAGAAAGTTAGAAACTGTAGGCGATGGTTTGACTCCACCAGGTCAATTATTTGTTAAGCAATTTCCAACTTCTCAAGCTACAGTACCAGATATCGAAGCTTATTTAAAACAAATCGAAGAAGAACGTAAAATCAAATTAGGTGTAGTAGTTATTGACTATATTAACATCTTGTCAAACTATAGAAATCCAAACTCTGAAAACACATACTTAAAGATCAAGCAAATTGCTGAAGATCTAAGAGCCATGGGAGTTAGAAACAAATGGTTAATTGTAACAGCTACACAGATTACACGTTCAGGTTACAATTCAAGTGATATATCTATGACAGACGTTGCAGAATCTGCAGGTCTTTCACACACAGCAGACGTCATGTTAGGTATTATTCAAGACGACATAATGAGAGCCAGTTATGAATACTGGTTAAAGATTTTAAAGATCAGAGATGGTGAAGGCCGAGGAGTCAAATGTAAATTAGCTATTAATTATCAATACATGAGATTAACAGAGACCGACGATATTTCAAATTCAAACATACATTCAATATAAAACAATGGAACAAACTCCAACACCCAATCCGATTAAAAGAGATAAAATATTTGATAATACGTTTGAAGAACAAGATTTTCAATTAGACTCAAGTATTTCATTTCAAATCTCACCACAATATAGTGATGATCGAGATGAAGAAGATAAAATTCAATTAGAGATGATTAGACGTGATATTCATGGTCTAATAGATAAATCTAGATTTAGATCATTTAATGACTTAGATGATTTGTCTCAAGCTAAAAAGCTTAAAAAGATGGACATTAATGAGATCTATGAATTTATTGTCTCTGAATTAAATTTAAAATACTCACAGATAGAATTATTTTCTGAAACTTCAGATTATTTTAATATCAATCCAACCAAATTTTATGCTTCTTTAAGCAATAAATTCAAAGAAGAGCTAATCCAAGAGTTAGACATTAGAACTAAAATTTTAAAGAAGAAAAAGATAAATCGTTTATTTTAGATGATAGAAGATAAAAAAACAAATCAACCAGTCAAAAGAGTGTGGGTCCTTGGGGATCTGCACTTTGGCGTTAGGTCTAATTCGATCGAATGGCTTGAAATTCAACAAGACTTTTTCGAAAACGTATTTATTCCTACATTAAAAGAGCATGTTAAACCAGGTGATGTTTTAGTACAGGTTGGTGATGTCTTTGATAACAGACAAAGCATAAATCTTAAAGTATTACATTATGCGATAGAGCTGTTCGAGAGACTTGGCAAGATACTACCAACGCACGTTATTTGTGGAAATCATGATATTTGGGCTAAAAAATCAAACGAAGTTACTTCAATTGATACTTTAAAATGGATCCCTAATGTTAACATCTATAAAAAACCAAAAGCATTAAACTGGAATGGTAAAGAAATTTTAATGATGCCATGGAGAAGAGATGAAGATCATGAGATTGAAACTTTACTTAAGTTTCCAAAAACAAATATAGTTTTCTGTCACTCTGAAGTTGCAGGCGTAGCTTTAAATAATAAAGTTAGAAACTTACATGGAACAGATAGCGAATCATATAAAGGGTTTGACGCAGTTTATTCAGGTCACATTCATTATAGACAAACTAAAGGTAAACTTAGATTAGTGGGAACTCCTTACGAGCTAACTAGATCAGACTCTGGTAACGCTAAAGGATTTGACTTAGTAGATTTAGAAACTATGGAAGAAACTTTCTTTCAAAATGACAGATCACCTAAGTTTTTAAAATTCAATCTAAAGAGTCTTTATATGGTTCAATTAGGTGAATTTAAAAAACAAATTGAAAATAACTTTGTAGACCTTTATGTTCCATCTAAAATTGCAACGTCAAGCGCTCTTTCTAAATTAATCAATAGAGTACAAAAAATATCTAGAAAAATAGAGCCAAACATCTATGAAGATGATGATTTATTAGACAAAGATTTGTACGACATGGATCAAATAGAAGATCTTTACAAAAATTACAATATTTTGCACTTATGTAATATGTATGTTGACGGCACACACCACGACGATGATGTGAAACAAAAGCTTAAACAAACATTAAAACAACTACACGATAGAAGTGCATACAACTACGATCTTGATATATGAGAATAAAATCTATTGAATTTAAAAACTTTGCATCTTACGGTAATAAAGCTCAAACTTTAAGCTTTGAAGATGATAAAGCAGAATTGTTTTTAACGACTGGTAAAAATGGCGATGGTAAAACTACTATCGCCAATGCCATTGTGTTTGGACTATACGGAAAATTAGAAGGTGTAAAATTACAAGACTTACCTAATAGAATTAATAAAAGCTTAATGGTAAAGTTAAAAGTTCAATGCAAAAATATCGAAGTTGATATTGAGCGAGGACTTGCACCTAATCATTTTAAAGTAATGCTTAATGGCATCGAATTTGATAAAGCCGGTAAAAAATCAGTTCAAGAATATTTAGAAGAAGAAGTCTATGGTATTCCTTACCATGTGTTTAAAAACATTATTATTCTATCGGTTAATGACTTTAAGTCATTTTTAACCATGTCTAATAATGACAAGAAGCAAATCATTGATAGATTGTTTGGCTTCTCTATTTTAAATGACATGGCTAAGTCTATTAAAGAAGAGCGTAGAAATCTTAAGATTGATTTAGATTCATTTGATAGAGAATTAAAACAGATTAATGAAAACATGACATCTGTTCAAATGAAATTAAACCAATTATTAGCGGAATCGAAAACTAAGAACAAAGAAAAAATCAAAGAATTAAAAGAAAAACTAATTCAATTTGATGATAATAAAAAGAAGTTAGAAGAAGCTAAAGATAAAATAAAAGAAACACTAGGCAAACAAGCAAAAGATTTAGATACTAAAAAGTCAGAGTATAGCAAGTTAAAACATGAGCACGATGAGCTTAAAAAGAAATTAGCTCTTTATGAAAAGAATGCATGTCCAACTTGTGAAGCGCCTTTAACTGGTGATTTTCACACAGACAGAAAAAATGAAATGGAGCATAAATGCGAAGGCATGCCAACTGTTTTATCTTCTTGTGAAACTGAAATTAGAGATCTTGCGTCTGAAATTACTGCATTAAAAACCAAAGAAACTCAAGTCTTAGAAAAGGTTTCTATGTTAAACACTAATATCAGAAATTTTAAAAATGAATTGTTAAGCATTAAAGAATCTATTGACAATAATGGCCAATTTGATCATTTAAAACAAATCATCGAAGACTTTGAGAAAAAAGAAGCTGAGAAAGCAATTAACAAAGACAAGACCAATGTTGATTACATATTCTTAGAAGCTGTTGAAGAAATCTTAGGTGAAGGCGGAGTTAAAAACTTAGCTATTAAAACCATTTTACCAGGATTAAATGCAAATATTGCAGCTTTAAGTCAAACGATGCACTTAAGCTTTCAATTAAAATTCAACGAGAAGTTTGATTGCGTTATAACGCATTTAGGTCAAGAGATTAATGCAATGACTTTATCAACAGGAGAACGTAAGAAAGCAGATTTCGTTATCATTATTTCAATCATCAAAATTCTTAAATTAAGATTTCCACAGTTAAACCTATTATTCTTAGACGAATTATTAAGTTCAGTTGACCAAGATGGTATTTACAACATCTTAAAGATATTGAGCCAGGTTATAAAAGAAAGCAAGATAAATACATTTGTAATCAATCACACTCCGCTACCACACGAGATTTTTGATAAAAAATTACACATATTTAAAGAAAACGGCTTCTCTAAGTTTGAAATAGAGGCAATTGAATAAAAATATATAAATTAATGTCAACGTACAATTCAAAATATAATGCAGACGATTCTGTAGTAAGACATATTATTATAGGCCTAATTTCAGACCTTAATAATAAAATTTACTTTTACAGACAAAAGGACAATGATACTAGAGTAGTCGTAGATGTTCCATTTTATTATTCAATTACAGGAGATGATCAATTCTTAAGAGATAATTTCTTGTTTACTACTCCAGATGGATTAGATTGTGTACCAGATAAAATGTTTGCAGATGGTAACTATGATTCTATACCAAGAGGTGTTGCTAATTTAACATCTTTAGCTATAGATTCAAGTAAATTAGTTAATAAAGGCGTTAGAGGATCTTATACTAAATTAAATAGCGATGGCGCCATGGAAGGTTACAACGCTGAATTTACAATGATTCCAGTAACTCTTGGCTTTTCAATTGAGATTTTAGTAGGTTCACAGTTAGACTCCTTAAAAATCACCGAAATGATTATTAAGAGACTTTATAAATCTAATTATTTTAATGTTGATGTTGGACACTTAAATGAAGGTACTTATAGAATAGCTTCATATTATGCCATGCCAGATGATTATGAAAACGAAAGACCGTTAGAATTTACATTTGAAGATAAAGATAAATACAAAATTACATTCTCGGTTGAAGTAAATTCATTTATACCAGCATTTGAATTTGATACAGAGATACATTCAGGTAATAGAATGTTTGAAATATTATCGACTGTAACAGATCAAAAAATTGAAAGTTTTACGCGAGGGTCTAATACAGACGACGTGAATATTATAGATAAAAATGACATATAATATTAGGATATATAATAAAAGATAAAAAAATTAACAAAAAATGAGAACAAATATTCTTGCTCCTTTAGTACAATCAGAGACTTCTGCTACATTTTATTTAAATGGTAGAATTTTTGAAATGTCAGGTGACTCAGTTTCTTTAGTAGAAACTTCAAACAATGCTAATTTAAACGCAGCAATTGCAGCTTTTGAAACTTTTGAATTTAGCGAAAACAATGTTAGATGGTATTTAGGTACTTCTAGATTTAACTATAACATTGCAGAAAACAAATTTACATGGGGTAATTCAGAAATTGTATCTGAAAGTTTCTCTAAGCATATTTTTGCAGGTGGTGCAATTAGATATGAAAACTTAAAAACAGCTGAATTGTTCGAAGCTATTCCAGCAATGTTAGAATCATTTATCGTTTTAGATATGGTTGCATGTTTTGAAGGAAATAACATTACAGTTGATTTAATCAAAGCCGATGAAAAACTTTATGTTTCTAGAAACAACAAAGGAAATCACATCTACAAATTCTTCGAAGCTAAAAATGCAAATGAAGCTTTAGAATACGTTAAAGAACAAACAGGACAAGATGCATCTGAATTCTTAATTGAATCTTTAGAAGGTGAAGCATCTACTTTAGCTAACATACAAGCACAGATTAATGAATTTCAAGAAACTATTGCTTTCTTAAAAGATCAAAGAAACGTATTAGCCGAAGCTGATAGAAATTTACCAGAAATTAAAGAAGCTAATAACTTTCTTTTATCTGAAATTAAATCATTCGAAACTAAGATCGCTGAATTACAAGCATAACATTTCATACAAATATTTAAAAGGGGTCGCTAATGCGTCCCCTTTTTAGTTTATAAACAAAATTGAATATTTACGTATAATAAACTAAAAACAGACATACATTGGCAACAAACACAAACATTACAGAACAAAAACCCGCAGTTGTTGAAACTACAGCGCCGGTTAAGAAAACGGCCAGAAAGAAAAACTATTTAAATAATAGGGATTTATACGATCAAATCGTAATTTCAAAAGAGCAGGAAAAGCTAACTAAAGAAGCAGAAAAAATGCTTATTCTTTTGGCAGAAAAAGCAATTAACAGAATGAAATATGTTGATGAAAAAGACAGAGAAGATTGTCTATCATTCGCTATTTTGGATTTGTTAAAGTATTGGAAAGGCTTTAATCCTAAATACACTAATGCATTTGCATACTTTACAGAAATCGCTAAAAGAGGTTATGCTAAAGGTTGGAATGCAATTCACCCAGAAAAATACAAAGGTACTATCTCATTAAATAAAGCTAATTCTCACAATGGAGAAGACAGCGATATGGGTGGAATTTACACAATATAACAATGTCAATAAAAAACGTAAGACCTACAAAAAAGTCAGGATTTAATCAAGGTTACTATATACCTAATGATCCAACTAAGTATGTTGGTCCTACTCCAATCATATACAGATCTTCATGGGAAAGAAAGTTTATGATGTGGTGTGATAACAATGACAAAGTTATGATGTGGTCCAGCGAGCCGGTCCAAATAGAATACATATCTAGAGCGGATAATAAAAAGCATATATATTATCCAGATTTCTATATGAAAGTTCTTCAAGAAGATAATAATCTTAAAGAATTTCTAGTAGAAATCAAACCAAAACAACAATTGATAAAACCAGAGCCCCCAAAAAAAGCTTCTAAAAAAGCTTTAAGTTCATATCAATTTTTAGCAGAACAGTATATTAAGAATTTAGACAAATATACGTACGCAAAAGAATATTGTAAAAACAGAAACTGGAATTTTATAGTTTTAACAGAAGACTCGATTAATGGACTACGTTAAGAAAGAAATATTGAAAATGATCAAAGAAAACAAGAGCAAAAAAGAAGCTCGAAATGTTTCTGAGAAATGGTTTTCAGATGCTCTTAAGAGCAGAAAAGATAAATCAGTTGAGCGTATTGTTAAACCATTTGAACCAGGTAAAATTTATGTATTCGATTATGTCAATCCGGTAACAAAAGAAACTTTAGAATGGTGGGATATGAATCCGGTCGTTCTAGCTCTTTTACCAATTGACAAAACAACTGAGTGTGGTATTAACCTAAATTTATTACCAGTTAAATTCAAAGAAGAATTCTTAGATAATTTCTATAAGATGTACCACTCTCAAATAGCTGCTCAAAAAACAGGTATTAAAAAAGACAATGCTAGTTTACAAAGTCCATTAAGATCTTTAAACTATGAAGTTGTTAAGAGATATTTAGACAAATATGGCTTTGGATTTGCCATAAGAAGATACAAAACACATCTTAAAAAGAATCAAGCTGTAGTATCTTATGAGAGCTGGGCTAAAATAGCTTTATGCGATTTTATAAAGTTAAATGGTGCTAGTCCGTGGAAAATCAAGAGACTTTTCACAGAGTACTATAGAAATATGAATATATAATTAAATAAGTAAAAACTAAATACAAATATAATGGCAGGATTCGTAGACAGAAACGGACCGTTTAGTACAGGTAAAAGACCTTTTAGGTTGAGCGATACTCTTAAGAAGTTATCGTCGTTCGGTATGTATTATGACGACTTAGTATTAAGACAATCACAAGCGATCGGTCCAATGGAAGATCAATTTGGTTATGGCCAAATGAACTTAATGGGCGTAGATTCAGATGACATTTATGGTGCATTTGCTGCACTATCTATGGCAGATACTAACATGAGAAAGAACCTTCCGTTCTTTGACATGAATTATAAATCTAAAAGAGATGAATTAAGACAATTTTCTCTTTATGATGAAATCGAAGACATTTTAGATATTCTTTGTGATGAATCGATTGTATTTGATGAGAAAAATTTCATAGCAACACCAACCTTAATTGGTATGGAAGTTTCTGAAGAAGTTACTTCATACATGCATAAATCATTTAGAAATATCTACCAATATTTTGGATTTGCTGGAGATCAATCAGCTTGGTTTTACTTTAGAAAATGGTTAATTGATGGTTATTTGTCATTTGAGATTGTTTATAATCCAGAAATGACAGAAATTATTGGTTTCAAAGAAATTGATCCAACAACATTAGTTCCAGGTTACAATAAAGAAGATGGTAAAAAAGTTTGGGTTCAGTTTAAAGACGATCCAATCAAAGAGCGTAAATTATATGATGCGCAAATTATTTACATCTCATACTCTTCTATTACTACAGCTTCACGTATTTCTTACGTAGAAAGATTAATCAGAGCATTTAACTTATTAAGAGTTATGGAACATACCAGAGTTATTTGGGCTGTTACAAATGCTTCATATAGAATGAAATTTATTATCCCAGTTGGTGGTAAATCTAAAACAAGAGCAAAACAATCGTTAGCTCAATTAATGAACAACTATAAAGAAGTAGTTGATTTTGATTGGGACTCAGGTGTTCTTAATACCAATGGTAAACCAATGCTTCAATTTAATAAAGAATACTGGCTACCTTCAAAAGATGGTGAACAACCAGAAATTGAAACTTTAGGTGGTGAAGGTCCTGAAATTAATGACGTTGAGTCTTTAAAATACTTCTCAGATAAATTAAAGCATGTTTCTAAGATCCCATATAGTAGATTTATGTACGAAGATGGCGGTGGAGAAAACAACATGGCAGCTGACGGTATGATCAGAGATGAGATTAAGTTTGCTAAATTTGTTAACCGTTTAAGATCTTCATTCCAAGAAATTTTAGTTAAGCCTTTATGGTTGCAAATGTGTATTAAATTCCCTGAATTCAAAGAGGATCCAATGTTTAGAACACAAATCGCATTAAGATATAACG